ACAGCCAAATTTTCGGTTCCCCAAACCACAGGTTCACCATCGTAAATCTTGCTAATCAAGTTCTGGACAGTAACCCGTTGATCCTGAGAGCAGGCAACGATCATGGGATTGCGCTCATTTAATAGATCAATCTCGATAGTGCGATCAATCTGGGCGAGACGCGCGGCGTAGGAAAGCACAACATCAATCTCAGGCACTCTGATCTGGTTTCCCCAGATGCAGACGGACTCGCTAGCAGGCACGTCGCGCGAGTAGACACCATTTCGCGTCACCCGATAGCCAGTAGGGTTGTCCTGAATGTCCAGAGGCCCCGAGATAGTTGCGGGCATCGCCATGAACATCTCAAAGAATGAGTCGTAGTAGAATACACTGTACCCATTATTGAAGATGGTTGTCTCAATGAAGCGCGGATCAATTCCGTTGGGTAGTCCCTCCCAGGTAAACCTGGAAATGCACTTCCCCATCAGTTGACGCCTGTACATATACTCCAGCGCCGCCTGCCGGTTCTCGGATGTGGTTGGCTTTGCGGCCATCACCTCACGATAGACAGTATTCTTAACATAGTCTCTTTTAGGCAATCAAACTCACCTGATTCGTCTTGTCGATCCGATTGTTCCTGATATTGATTGTACCAATCCGCTGCGGCGACCGCCACAGAGTCACACCCTTCTCAAAAATGCCTCGCACAGTCCCCTTGAAGGTCTCGGGAATGTCCGCTCGCTCGAGATAGCACTCGGCCAGTTTCCAGTACGTGAACTCGCTCATTAAGGAAAGGCGGCTGGGCATCTTGATCCACGTGTTCATCGCGTACCCGTAGCGCAGCCAGTAGTCGCCAACGCGACGAATGGCCGCGTCGGAGAGCAGGCGCACGCGACAGTCGATCACCAGCCCGTTGGACACCATCGCAGCCACCGTGCCTGCCGTCTGCCCGATAACGGCAGGCGGAATGACCTGCATGTCCTGCTGCTGTCCATTGATGCTGGCGATTGCCGCCTCGTAGTCACCGTTAGCGGCGAACTGTGCAAGATCATAGTTCGTGTCCCGAACCGTGCGCTGCTGCGCCTGAGAGATCTGTGAGGCACCGCTGGCCAACTGATTCTGGATGTTTGCCGTCGACTGTGCCTGAGAGTTCTGGATCATCGCACTGATCCCCGCTGTAGCCGCCTGCCCAATGCCTGCACCCACAGCCTGCCCATTGAGCCCAATAGCGCCTCCGAGGGCCGTCATTCCGCCCTGCACCGCCTGAACGGTAGCCCGCATGTTATTGTAACGAGACTGTGAGTCAGCCATCGCAGAGTTACCCCACATCGTGTTCTCAGCACCCGCCTGGGTTGCGGCAATCCCCGCGTTAGCAATGTCGCGAGACGCAACAGCACTGCGCTGAGCGCGACGCTGCTGCCACTTGGCGGAATTGATCTGCGCAGCGATCGTGTGAGCATTCGAGGCCAAATTATTGAGCCCTGAGTTGTTGAGCACTGAGAATGTGGGGAGTGAAGTGTATCCGGTAACCAGATCCCACTCCTCGCCGTACTCATCGTCCTCATGAGTGCTCGGACCAACAAGGCGCTTAGAGGCCCATTTGTTGTTGTAGTCCTTGACTGTGAACATCAGTTGGGGATTAGGTGGAACAACGTGCCCGTACTGCAGGAGCCCAATACCCGTAGTCATAAGCGACTCCGGACGAAGTTCCACAGGATTTCCCGTGTAAGTCGTGAGCTCAAGGATGCAGTAGGGCGCGGTCATGAACTTACGAAGTTCCTGATACGCCTTCGGCAGCATGCTCATGACTTCTTTTCGGAAGTCATGGTTAGTCAGTGGAAAAGCACGGTTGACATAGACGTCGCCAGTGCCGACCTTGTACCAACTCACGCTCCCGATTCGCGTCGCATTTGCAGGATTCTTAGACACCACACCCTTCGGCACGATAGTCACAGAGCCAATGCCCTGGGCGACCCACGGGTACGCGGAGAGAGCCGCAAGTCCTTCGAGGTAGTCATTTCGCGACGTGACCCACACGCTGGCCGAGTTGGGAAGACCTTCGGCCTTTGACCCGTTAGCCATCTTGAACCGGGGACTCGCAAGGTTCCCCCATTCTGCTGCAAGGTCGATAGTACTGGTGATGACGACGTCGTAGTCACCGTTGAAGACGTCAGCGATCATGCGCCGGTATGAGCGAATGACCTGATGCTCACCGCCGACGTCGAGGCCTTCAGGCTGAGCAAGCCACTCGCGACCGTTGTCGTTGAAACTGTCAACGGCGGCGATCCCCATGTGTCCGCGCTCGAGATAGCAGCGCCCAAACTTGACGCGCTGATAGTACGTTGACCAGACATCGAGTTGAAGAGTTAGTTGTGTGGTATTAGGTGCTATGTAGTCCACGCTTGTGATGAAGTAGAAGAAGGCGTGAGGCGTGTAGCCCTCAAAATTCTTCGAGTCAACAGGCCGGCCGGGGTTCTCAACCATTACATAGTTATACTGGTTCGCCTTAGTGAATGGTGTGGGAACGCGAATCGGCTTGCCTTGAGCAAGATATGTTAGTTGATTTATCTCGACCTTGTTGATCTTGTTGAATGACTTGACGTACTGATAAGGCGTCCAGCCGTAAGCATCCCAGTCAATAATGTCGCGATAAGTATTGTCAAACGGCACGTTACACATAGTAATAACACTGCCTGCGGACCATACCGAGTAATCAAACGACAGTCCAGCGACGGTCTCTGGCGGGTCACCATAAATCTGTGTCATGTCTCCTCCATTAACAGTAAAACCCCACCATCCCGGAGGATAGTGGGGGGTGGTTACTGACTCAGTATATCACGCCTGAATCTGGATTGAAATCTCTTTATTGACAGGCTTAGTGCCGCCTGGAGCAGACTTCGTGTCAACGGATACCCCGAGCGTCGGATATCCATTCTTCTCATCAGGTCCGATGGTCAGGACGCCGTCGTTAGAGATCTTCGTGGCCTTGCTGGTCACATTCTTGATGTACCAGTCGGTAGCGTATCCCTTGTTCGCGGGCGGAGTCTTCCAGACGATCTTCGCCTGCCGGACAGCGCCCGGCTTCATCACACTGCTGTGCGTGCCGTCCCGATTGAGCACCTGAATCGAGTCGATCTCAGCGTTCGTCTCACCGGCTGGAACAACGATCTTCGTGCTTTCCTTCGTCCCGAATGCAATCGCGGGCGTGAACGGGGAGGCCGAAATCAGTGACCAGTGGTGCAGCCAGTAGTTGTCATAAAGGCCCTCAGGGTTCTGGATGGAGCGGTTCTCCAGGAGAACGTCCTTAATCAGTAGGAACTCTCGAGTGGTCAGGATCGCGCTGACGTCCTTGAGCCCAAGGGCCTCATTCGGAACAGTGATAATGTGCGACGGAGCCTCCGCGTCCTGACGGTTAAACGCGGCGGACAGAGAGGTGACGTCGACGTTGGCCTTGAACTCGGGCGTCGTAATGAGAACAAGATTCTCGGGGCGAGCGAACGAGTGAACCATCGCCGCATTGTATGCAGGAGTCGGGTAACGCATCTTGTCCGCAGCCACACGAAGCGCCTTAAGGGCAGCGTCCGTGTGCGTCTTGTCTGCATCAAAGACGTTCAGGTCAGGAATCTGAATCCTATGGAACCCGTGCTTCTCGTCGTAGGTGCGGAACAGGGAGCAGATGGTCAGGAACTCGGACCATTCGTCCGAGGACGCGGCCACGGCCATTGTCTGTGAAAGCATCTCAGACAGTCCCGTATCGCTCAGGAAGGCGCGACGGAGAACATCGCGGTTGAAGGTGACCTTGAACTTTTCCTTGCGGTTAATCGTGTGGAAGGCGCTGTAGGCCGGCGGGCGCGCCTGGCCGAACACGTCCTTCTCCAAATAGTCACGGTTCTCATCGTAAATCGTGGGCTTGATGAAGTCCATGTGCACCTCTTCGATGGTGTCACCGAAATTCATCATACCGTCCTTGAAAACAGCAAGGGGGTTGCGCCAGGAAATGTCGCGCACAACCGTGGATCCGATCCGGTTAATCAGTGCTGACATGAACTCGTTTCGAGAAATGTTGTCAGACATGATTCCCTGAATGGTTTCCTGAATGTTGGCCTTAGTGGCCTCCGGAACCATCTCCTGATAGTCCCTACGCGCATCCGAACGAATCGCGTTAAGCATATCGACGTTTGAAACGTCATCTCGCAAGCGGGGCATAATTACTTCCTCGTGAATAGATCTGAAATTGACTTAGGCTTCCAGTTCCCGTCAGGGACCTTCGAATCGGGATTGTCTCCAGATGAGAAAAGACCCGAGAGGCCTGCGAGAGTTTTTCCAGTACTCTTTACGGCATCCGTATCGATCCCCATTTCCTTAATTGTAGCACTACCCGCGTCCTTCAAGGCAGTACCCGCAAGATTGGCTGCGGCGCCACCGACCTCACCGATGCCCTTGGCCACCGCCTTCGCGTCGTCCGCTGTCGACGCCACGGCCGCCTTGACGTCATCCGCAGTCATCTCTTTGCTGGCAGGAACGTCGTCGCCTGCAAACGGGTTGCCCGTCTCACGGTCGGTGGGAGTCAACATTCCTGAGAGGCGGCCCTCAAGCTCACCCTGAAGAGCAGTGATCTTGTCTCCGAAAACGCTCGCCAGATGATCCCAGGCAGCCTTCGTGTCCTTAAACGGGTCCTCATCCTTAACCGGATTAGGATCCCCACCGGTCATGTTTCTGTCAGACGGGGATACCGCCTTGTTATCTCCGTCGGAATCGCCTGGGTCATAAACGTGCGACTCGGGCAGGCCCGCCTCTTTCTTCTGCTCAGGTGAAAGATGTGCCGTGTCCCGGTTCATCTGCTGGGCGCGTTCCTGCTGGTACTTCGGATCGGCAAGTTTGTCGCCCGTAACACCTGTTACCGGTACTCGCGACTTGTCCGGCTTGCTCTCAAGGTTCTTCTTGGTCTGCTCCTGAGTCCGCTTAGCGTCCTCAGCAACATTTCCTGTCCCTTTATACTTGTCGGCCTTTCCCATTTCTTCTCCTAATAGTAAGGTAGGCTAGGAACTTGCGTTCCTAGCCTACCATTTTCACCCAATGTCAGCCAGTGCTACAAAGACTTGCGGGCCGTTCCGTGCGGGTCCTTATCACCGGATTGCACCCCGCACGGGTTCGTAGTCACTTTGCCGGCTTGGGAGCCTTCTGAGCAAAATAGTCAATAAGGGCGTCGCGAACAATGTCATCCGAGGATCGCCGCTCAACCCAGTGCTGCTCATCGATGTCAGAGATGAGAGTCTTGGGGAGACGGAACTTGACAGTTGCCTTGTCGCTAACAGGTCGAGCCATTATTAATCCAGCCTTTCAAACTTTGAGTGTAAATGTGGTGTCCTTTAGGACTACGCCTCCAGGGACCCTTGTGGGAATAAGTTTACCGCCCCATTGGCCTCCCGTCAACATGTCGTCCAATGTTAATGTGGCGGCCACAGAGCGGGGCATTCCCGCGATATGCACATCCAGTTTACCATCAATTTCTTCTGCGTATTGCTTTGCTCGAATGTAAACAGACTTTGTGAAATTTCCCTCGTGCTTCCATGCTCCTAGTTCAACAGGGTCGACCCACAGGGTCTCTGGTGGTGTAGTTGGTCCTACTAGGTGTAATGAGTCGGTGTCTGCGTAAGCGAAAGTTTCATAATTGTCTTGCGCTGCATTTATCGTTTTGCTCCGAGCGTGTGCTGTAATAAACACGCCCATTGGAGTATATACAGGGTCTCGTGTTTCCATTTCGTTCATCTCTAATGAGACTCGATTGTCCTTCAAGACGGGGTGCTTGCCTGTGATATCAGGGTTTGTAGCAAACTTTCCGTAAAGACTGTTGAGGTGTAGTTTTGCAATTTGGCGCAAGCCACCAGTGCTATTCTTTTTAATTTCCATAAAATGGTCTACGTATTCATCAAAAAATCCGTGCGAACCCCTGAACTCAAAAGTTCCATTCCATGAAAGTATCTTTAGGTCGTAATGCTTCTTCCAGAGTTCTATGTCAATATTTGTTGCAACAACTTCAGTTGGCTCGTTAATTTCAGTAAGGTATTCAGTAGGATTAAATGTCAAATTCTTTTTAATTTGAATGCATGGAATATGATTTGGTTTTAACTTAGCCTTAATTGTGATAGACGAAATGTAAAGAGGTCTTTGAGTTATGGGACCCCCTTCGGAATATAATGGGTCACCATATGGAAGTAGTGAGTTACGCATGACCGACGGATAAAGCGAATTAACGTCATAAACACTACCTTCACCGTTGAGTCTCCTAGAAAAGCGTGGGGAGGCATAGGTGAATCCTCCGCGATATGCCTTCCGAATTTCAGAGTCGATCTCAGGGGATAGGATAGGGAATCTGCGAATAAACAGTTTACCTGTCATCTTCTTGTATGTTGCTAAAGAGTCCGCGCCTGCAGTCAGTTTTGTCATCTTCTCAGCGAACTGAACCTCTAGCGCTTGGGCGACAATAGCAACGTCATTCCTCTGATAGCGCCTCTCCTGTTCTGTTGGAATGTAGCCTATGGGTCTAAGTTTCTCATAATCAATCTCAAGTTTTTGGTCATGAAGATTGAATGCCTTAGCAATTGCTGACACGGACATGGGAAGTTTCTTGAATGAATCGCGAAACTCGATCCTGTATCCAGTCCCAAAA